TGGATTTAGTGACTCCGCCAGCCGCTATAGAAAAAAAAATACTTACAGCGATAAAAAACCATCTTTTAAAAAAGCTAGTTGGCATAGAAGGAAAGATTTCAAAAAATCTTAACCCGCTTATTGTTTCAGCTTTAAGCAGCTCGCCAGAAACAGAGTCTATACTTTCAGGAGAGCTTAGAACAGAGCTTGGGATAACTGACCCAGCAAGTCAATTGTCTTCAATATTCGACGCAATAGCGGACGCCACAACCGTTTCCTTTAAACCTCCGTCAATTAGAGGTAGAGGCGTTTCGATGATACTGACAGTTAGCGCAGTTCCATTTGACTTAAAATCTATCACCGCTGGACTTGGCACATATACTACGGAAAAAGGAGTTGAGATACCTTGGTTTGACTGGCTAACCACTCTTGGGGATGCAGTTATTGTCAGAGAACATGAATCTGTCACTGGTTTTCCAGAGCTTTCAAGAACAGGAGACAAAATCATGACTGCCGGAAAAGGATGGAGGGTTCCACCTCAGTTTGCTGGTAGGGCAGAAGATAACTTTGTTACCAGAGCGATTGAGCAAGTTCTGCCGTTATTTGAAAAATCTATAGTGAACACAATAGGGGGCGCGTTATAATGGCATTTAATAAAGCGTCAAAATTTAATGGTGTCACATCAATACAAAGAGACAATTTGAGCAACAACCTGCTTTTGGGAACTCAAGAGTTTTTTTCTTGGGGATTTTTGCAGATAGGCGGTTTCCAAAATATAACTAGAAGTCCTGCCGTTTCTGGCTCATACAGAGCTGACACTCACGTTAGAACAAGATTAAGAAACTCAGATGACCCTAGCTATGAAACAGGTCAGTCTTGGGAAGGCTTTAGAAATGACTGGGTTTGGGAGTCTGGCTTTAAGCACGAAAATATTAAGCCAATACATGTCAGCGGAGTTTGGGTTGACGGCTTTTTCTATTTGCCAAATGATACAACATATTCACACTTTGTTGACTATCCAAATGGACGAATTGTTTTTGACTACCCAATACCTAGCACAAAAAAGGTTGAAGCAAATTTTTCACACAGGACCGTTGGCGTTTCATTAGCGTCTGAAAAATTCATCCAAGAACTTATGTACAATTCATATGACATCGAGGATTTAGACACGTACCTCATGTCTGCGTCAGGTTCAAGAGACCAGCTTGGAGAGAGAAGGCTTCAATTACCAGTTGTTGCCATAGAGCTAGTTCAAGGCAAAAAAAGCCAGCCATTCCAACTTGGCGGCGGCAGAATAGATTACAACGACCTTTTGTTTCATGTCTTTGCAGACAATGAATACGAGAAAAACAACATACGAGACGTAATATTAAATCAACGTGAAAAAGTGTACTATTTGGTCAACAGGTCTCTAATGAAGCAAAATAAAAAATACCCATTTCAGCTTGACCAAAATGGAAGCCCTGTCACCAATGCCAAGAATTATTATGATTTAACATTTCCCAGCGGAGATGGTGGATTTAGGGGTAGCGCTGTCAGAATTGAAGAAATGGTCTCTACGGATATGTCGCCAGTAAATTCATGGCTGCATAGGTGCACAATTAGGGGGACTTTTTCGAGTATAACCAACGTTCCAGACACAAATATAGGCAATATTTAAATTTGGTGTATATTATTTTAACTAGCTCAAACCTCAGTGTTTAAAATAGAATTCTATAAATAATTACAGGAGAGTAAAGTAATGGCTAATAATAGAGTATTTTATGCCGCAAAGAAGGTAGGCTTAGGCCCACTTGGCTCTGCCGGAGGAAATGACGCCGAAGGTAATGCCAATGGTGACCAAGGTTCTACTGAGACTGGTGGTCAATTCCGCCAGCTACACGGCATTCAGTCTGTTGGTATTACGACTACTTTTAACCTGGAGCAGACCTTTGAGCTTGGTCAGTTAGCTATTTATGAAAACATTGAAGGTATTCCTGATGTTTCAATAGATATTGAAAAAGTTCTTGATGGATATTGTCCAGTTTATGTTTTGGCAACCTCAATCAATGGCGATGGTGCTGGAAGCACTGCGGACGACAAGTCCACCGCAGCTACATTGGTTGGTCGCTCTAAAGCTAGAGCAGATTTTGTCATGGCTATCTTCAAAGATACCGACCTAATCGCAGACAACCTTGCCAGTGCAACTAAAAGTATTGTAAACAATACCACAGCATCCGGTTATGTTGAACAGCCCGAGTCCCATGTTGTTTGTTCCGGCGTTTATGTGAACTCCGTTTCTTATAACGTAGGAATTGATGGCTATGCAACAGAATCAGTAACTCTTGTGGGACAAGATAAAATATGGTATAGCCTTGAGTCAACTCCGAACTTCAAGAAAGCTGTTTGGTCAAATACAGACCTAATCAATGCCGAGGACCAACCGAAGGCATTAACGCAAGGTTCTGGTGGAGCAAACAGAAGAGAAGACGTATTGTTTGTCTATCCTGGCAACAATGGTAGAACTCTTGGTTCTAGAGATATTAACGGCGCTGTATCAGGTCTTGGAACTGTGCTTCCAATTCAAATTCCTGGCGTCAGTGCTAGCGGAACAAACGACAAGAAGAGAGGTGTCTTTGGCACTCACATTCAAAGCTTTAGCTGTTCAACCGACCTTGGTCGTGAGGATATCTTTGAGCTTGGTCGTCGTGGTAGATACCACAGATTCGTTCCGTTCCCAACTGAAGTTACTTGCGAAATCACTTGCATTTCGACATCTGGCGATTTGATTATCGCAACTGAAGAAGGGGCTGTTGACCCAGCTAATGGTGCAAACCTGCTGCATGAGTCAATTAGACTTCATCTTAGAGAAGGTCTATTGGTTGACCTTGGTAAGAAGAACAAGCTCGCTTCTGTAAGCGTTACTGGTGGCGATGCTGGTGGTGGAAACGAAGAAATTACTTACAGTTATACTAACTTTAATGATTTCACGGTTTATCACCCGCAAGACCCGAACTTTAAGCGTCCGATTGGAGCTGCTACGGAAGGCGGCACAGGTTTGGCTACCTATAAGTCGAACACGTTCACTCCTAGAGATGGACGTTGCCCAGGCGCTAGAACGGCTCATGCCAATATTTAAATTGGTTTGATATTTTGTGGTTGGGGCCATTAATTTGGCCCCGACCTTTTTTAAGATTTTATAAGGAAAAAGGAAAAATGGAAGAACAAGATAAGTCTCAAGATAGTAATCCAGAACTTGATTACAATGAAGTTTGCCAATTAATCGGGCATCTTTATCTCCAAAGCGGACGAATTAGCAAAGAGAAAGAAAGAGAATACGTTGTAACTATCAACGCTCTCTCTGCTCAAGTCCAGCGTCTTTTAGCCGAAAAAGAGGCTAGCACACAACCTGAAACTTCAGAATCTGCTAACAATGAACCTGGTTGAAAGACAAAAAATTGCAACAAAACTTGTCAGCGGTGTGGTTCGTGTTAAACACACAATGGGTGAATATTTTATACACGAACCCACTATGTTGCAAAAAAGCATTTCAGAAGATGTTTATGAAGAAAGGCTTGAAAGTTGCATCGAAGCTGGCGTTTTAAGCGAGGATGAAATTTTAGACAAATTAATATCTGTGGGATTGTGGTCTGACTTTGAGCAATCAGAGTTGGACTTAATCCCGGAGTTATTAAGCAAGATGAAAATGAATCTTTATTTAGCCTACAAAGCTTTAAAGCAACGTAAAGATTTAGAAAAAGAAATAGATGATTTAAAAAAAAAATTTAGTTACTTAACAAGAAAAAGAAATATTTTTAGGCTGCATACCGCAGAGGGTTCTTCAGAGGCGTATAAGTATAAATATTTAATTTGCTGCAACACCAGAAATTGCGAAGACGAATTAATATGGAAAAACACAAATTATCTTGAAGACAGAAGTGGAATAGTTGACGTTTTGATTGAATATTATTTTAGAAGTCAGCCCTCAGAAGAACTTTTAAGAGAGCTGGTTAGGCAAGAACCGTGGAGAAGTTTATGGAATAATGGCAAGAGTTCAGAGGGTATTTTTGGAAAGCCGTCTTGTCAATTAACACCATCGCAAAAAGCACTAATGTCTTGGTCCAGAATATATGACAATGTTTACGAAAGCCCAGAGGCACCTCCAGAAGAGGTTATTGAGAACGATGACTTGATGGATGGCTGGCTAACGTATCAAAGTAAAAAACGAGAAGAAGACAAAAAGAAAAATAGCGCCTCAGAAAAAGCGACTGGCGTCAAAGGGGATGAGGTATTTTTAATGGCGGACAGCGAAAATGACGCCTCCAGAGTATTTGCGCTTAACAATGCACAAGGCAAAAGTATTCTAAAAACCAGACAGAAGCAAATGAAAAAAGCAAAGAAGGGATTGCCAGCAGAAAAAACGTTTGACGCTCAGATGGAAATGAGGGAAATGGCAATGGAACAATATAGAAACCACGTTAAAAAGTAGGAAAATAAAATGGATAATTTTGATACAGGCAATGTCAATCACTATCAGCTTGCCGCTGCCCAACAAAAACAAAGAGACTTAAAGCAAAAGAAATACGAAGAGAAGTCGAAGAAACGGCTCTCTAATATTGTAAGCACAAAAATAAAAACTTCTTTCATAGGCGCTATTTCTTCATGTGAAGAGTCTTTTGGTTTTTTATGGGGTCATGGAAAAGATGAGGCTGATTTGACAGAAGAGGAATCTACCATGCGAGAGATGTGGGAGATTTTAAGAGCAAAAATACTAGACAACGGAAACACCCAGCTTAGAGCCGCTATAAACGAAATAAATAGTTACTCCATAAGTTGGGATAGATACAAAATGGAAATTCCAGTTAAAGAAGAAGAGGAATAAAGGAGATTTTTATGTCAGACAATAAAAGAACTTTTACCGTTCAAGGTAAAGAGTATGCTGTTTTGAGACCAACGGCTAAACAAACAGAGGACGCGACAATGGAATACAATAGAGTATTCAGCAGGTGTCTTCAAAACGGAGCCCTTCTAAGGGAAAGGCTTGACCACTTTATGCGTCAACAAAATCTTTGGGACGATGAGAGACAAGACCAGTATGACGAACTGCTAAAACAAATAAATTCTAGAGAGCAAAAGTTGTCTAAGGGTGGAATCAAACTATCTGAAGCAAAAGACGCTGCTTTAGAAATGAGAACTTTAAGAGCTACACTTCAAGCGTTAATAGCTCAAAGAAACTCCCTGGATGTTAATACCGCCCAAGGACAGGCTGAAAACGCCAGATTTAATTATCTTTTAGTTGCTTGTTTGGTGTATAGTGATAATGGTGAAACCGTTTATGAGAGCATTCAGGACTACTCAGATAAGCAGGCAAATGGCGACCCAGTTGGGCCTGTTGGTGCTGAACATTTTGGAAACTTATATTTTGGCCTAGAAAAAGATTATGAAAAGAAATTGCCAGAAAATAAGTTTCTTAAAGAGTACGAGTTTGTAGACGATGACTTGAGGTTGATAAATGAGGACGGCCACTTAATAGATTGGCAAGGGAAGCTTATTGATGAAGAGGGTAGATATGTTGACGAGGAAGGAAACCTTGTCGATTTTGAAGGAAACCCTCTAAGTGATGACGGAAAATATAACTTTGAGTTTTCGCCTTTCCTGGATGATAATGGTGAACCCCTCAAAAATGAGAGTGAGGAAACCGAGGAATCGGCTGAAGAAGAAGATTCGGAACAAGAGGCCGCTAAGGAAAAGCCTCTACAGCAAAAGAAAAAAAGAGGAAGACCTAAGAAAGTTGAGGAAAAAGCGGAAACTGTAGATAAAAGTTAATTGCTGGGATAGCAAATATATTGTGGGATAGCAGCCTGTTCTAACAATATATTTATACATAAATAAAATGGCTCAAAAATTTAATATAGTTGCCCAGCTCAATCTGCAGGGGCCAACAAATGTACGAAGCGTTGTAAACGACATCAAGCGTCAGCTATCTGGAGTTAAAGTTGACGTAAATCTAAATGTCGATAGGAAAGCTTCGCAAACAGTTAATGAGCTAAATAAAAATTTAGGAAATCTTGGCAAAAATGCTAAACAAGCTCAAAACGCTTTAAATAATTTAGGCAAAGCGTCGGCATCTTCTAGCAAAGCAACTGCAAGCACTGCATCTAATTTGAACGCGGCTGCAACTGCCGCAGAAAATTTTGGTAAACAATCTGCCCTTGCAGTAAAAAGATTTGCCGCCTTTAGTATAGGCGCTGGTATTATGGCTGGATTTGTAACCGCTCTTAGAAGTGGTACTAAAGCCGCCATTGAGTTTGAGAGGCAAATGGTCAAAATCGCTCAGGTTACCGGCCGTTCTTTAGATGGTTTAGGCGGACTTGGCAGAGAGATATCAGGGCTAGCCAAGGGCTTAGGTGTCGCTTCTGATGAACTTGTTGATGTTGCTAGAATCTTAGCGCAAACAGGTTTATCTGCAAGAGATACCACCAAAGCGCTTAAAGCTTTAGCCCAGAGTTCTTTAGCTCCAACCTTCAAAGATATGGCAAACACCGCAGAAGGTGCTATTGCTATTATGCGCCAGTTTGGTGTCACTGCAGATAATTTAGGTAAAAAGCTGGGTTCTATTAATGCTCTCGCTGGTCAGTTTGCTGTTGAGTCACAAGACTTGATATTCGCCATACGAAGAGCCGGAGGTGCTTTCCAGGCTGCGGGTGGACAGCTTGAAGAATTGCTCGCGCTGTTCACTAGCGTTAGAGCAACGACTCGTGAAAGCGCTGAAACTATTGCAACAGGTTTTAGAACTATCTTTACCAGAATACAGAGACCAAAAACAATAGAGTTTCTAAAGCAGCTTGGAATAAATCTGCAAAATCTACAAGGACAATTTGTTGGGCCTTTTGAAGCTATTAATAGATTAAATAAAGCTTTGTCTCAGCTACAAACTACAGACCCAAGATTTTCACAGATTATTGAAGAGCTTGGTGGATTTAGGCAGGTGTCTAAAGTTATTCCTCTTATACAGCAATTCGGCACCGCTCAAAAAGCCTTACAGGTTGCGCTTCGGGGACAAGGTTCTTTAGCAAAAGATGCGGCGACCGCACAGCAATCTTTGGCTACTCAGATTGTTAAAGTTAGGGAGCAGTTCTTAGCTTTATTCAGAGACATAGCTGGAGGAGATACATTTCAAGGCTTCGCAAAAGGTGCGTTAAGCCTAGCTTCTTCATTGATAAAAGTCGGAGAATCCATCAAACCAATACTTCCTTTGATAGCTGCTTTAGGAGCCTTGCAGGGGGCTAGATTTGGATTTCAATTTCTCAGAGGCTTTGGTGGAGGTCTCAGAGGCGGAGGCGGAGCAGAAGGTCTTGGGCAAAGAATCGGTGGAGGCCCAGGAGGCGGAGCCGGAGGAGGAGCAGCAGCAGCTTCCAAACAAATTCAAGCCATATCCCAAAACACGCAAGCACTATCTAAATTAACAGGTTCAATTAATAAATTAAATACAGATGTCGCAAAACTATCTACAGCGGTCATCAAAATGTCTAATAGATTTGGAACTGGCGGCTTAGGCGGAAGAAGAGGGCGAAGAGGGTTTGCAACTGGTGGTATCGTGCCTGGAGTTGGAAATACAGATAGCGTCCCTGCTATGTTGACGCCAGGAGAGTTTGTTATTAGAAAGAGTTCTGTTAAAAAGTATGGCTCAGATAATCTTCAAAAGCTTAATACAGGCGGCAAAAAAACAGCTAATAAAAATAGAAAGAGGGCCTACGCTTTTGATTTTGATGACACATTAGCTGTTAGTGACGCTGTTGTTAGAGAAGGCGCTGAAGACCCCTTTGTTGATTTTAGAGGTGCCAGAGGAGAATCTTTTGTTCAAGGTGCAAAAGCTACCAAAATAGCATCTATGGCAAAAAGAAGAGCCTCAAGAGGGCACGATATATTCGTGGTTACAGCTAGACCAGGAGACGCCTCCACAAGAAGAGGTATCGGCGGATTTATGAACCGTGCTGGTATACCCACGAAAGACATTATTGGTGTTGGCGGCTCTCCAGGCCCAGGCGATACAGCTCAGAAAAAATCAACAGTTTTATCAAAGCTTGTTAGTCAGTATGGAAATATTACTTTCCTTGATGACGAT